GGTGGCGGCGGCGCTGGCGGTTATCGTACATCTGCGGGAACTAGCGGCGGCGGCGCATCTGCCGAAACTGCGTTAAGTTTAGTATTGGGAACTTCATATACCGTTACTGTCGGCGGCGGCGGTAATGGCGGCGCTGACGGTGTTTCTGGATCATCAGGGTCTAGTTCGGTCTTTTCCACTGTAACATCCACGGGTGGCGGCGGTGGCGGTAGTTCTGCTAATGGGTTGTCCGGTGGTTCAGGCGGTGGCGCAGGTTATGGAGCAAACTCCGGCGGTCCGGGGACGGCAAATCAGGGATATGCTGGTGGTTCTTGTCCTAGTTCTCCTGGTGTTGGCGTTTCTGGTGGCGGCGGCGGTGCGGGTAGTATCGGCGCGAACGGAACATTAAGCCCTGCTAAATCAGGTAATGGTGGTTCTGGCGTCTCATCAAGCATTACAGGCTCAAGCGTTTCACGCGGTGGTGGCGGTGGTGGTGGTGTTTATGGCCCTGGTGGCGGGTCAGCTGGAACTGGTTCGGACGGCGGTGGCAATGGTGCCACTAGTGGAGCAGGATCAAGCGCCACAGCTAATTATGGTGGTGGTGGTGGCGGCGGCGGCGTAAGTGGCGCTGGTGGTGCCGGTAGCTCTGGCTACGTTGTAATTAAAATCCCCAACACAGTAACAGCGCAATTTACAAGTGGCGTCACTGCAAATGGCGCAACTGGTTCATCTATCACGCCTGACACATCTGTATCTGGCTATAGAATTTACAAAGTAACAGCCACATCAACCACAAGTGAAAAAGTAGTTTTCGTATAGAGGATGCTATGGCACATTTTGCAAAATTAGATGAAAACAATATCGTGATTTTTGTCACTGTCGGTAGCCAATCCGACGATGGCAAAGAAGACGAGTTGTTTCAACGCACTGGCGATGTCTATAAGCAGACATCATACAATACGCGCGGCGGCGTTTATTATACGCCAAACACGAATGAACCAGACCCAGACCAATCGAAAGCCTATCGCAAAAACTATGCTGGTTTAGGATACACATACGACGCAGCTAGAGACGCATTTATCCCGCCAAAGCCTTACCCATCTTGGATATTGGATGAATTTAGCTGCTTATGGAACGCCCCTGTTCCTTACCCAACTGACGGCAATCGTTATGTTTGGGATGAAGATACTCAATCTTGGGTAGAAATTATACAATGATAATTGAAAACCTGTTTCCTACGGCTGTTGGGTTCTTCAAATTTGAAGAAGGGCTTTCGGACGCGCAGATTAAGTTCTTCTCTGAGCAAGAACAGCGTCCGAACGATGGGAACACAAGCAGCGTCGATAAATATATTTTAAAACAAAAGAAAATAGCTAATCTTACGACATTTATTGAAAAATGCGCTCAAGAATATTTTATGGGAACTGTAAACCCTAAAAATGATGTTCGTTTAAAAGTAACGCAGTCTTGGCTTAACTGGACAGCGCCGGGTCAATATCATCATAAACACGCCCATCCTAATTCGTATATATCTGGCTGCTTTTATGTAAATGCTAATAAAGAAACCGATAAAATATTCTTTTATAAGGATGCTTATCAGCCAATCAAATTCCCACCGGTTGAATGGAATAGCTATAACTCAGAGAGTTGGTGGTTTCCTGTCGGCACAGGCGATTTAGTTTTCTTCCCGTCTCACCTAACGCATATGGTTCAACCATTAGGCGGCGAAGATACAAGAATTAGTCTAGCATTTAATATGTTTCCTGTCGGACACATTGGCGATGAAGACGAACTAACCGCTTTATATCTAGGAAAATGACGATGAGCGCCGCCATGGATTATCAAATAGCATTCAATATAGCCCTTACACTGGCGGCTTTTCTTGGCGGTTATACGCTAAGTAACATCAGCAAGGCGATTGAGCGCCTCGATACAGACGTTCGTTCTATGCCTATTAAATATTTGTCCAAAGACGATTATCGGGACGATCTTAAACGCATAGAGGACATGCTCGGTAAAATCTTCGACAGACTAGATGGCAAGGTCGATAAGCCATGATGCATCCTGACGACATCGCAGCTTTAATGAAGTTAGCGATGTTCGCCACGGCGTTGGTTGTTATTATTTTCGCTTATAGATGCGGCATTATCGCCTACAAGATGTTGGAATCTTTTCAATGATAAACAGTCGGAAAATTGAAGACCTACACCCTACTGTGGCAGCTAAAGCCAAAGCGTTTATTGCCGCCTGTAAAAAGGCAGGCATCGACATTTTGATCACGTCCACCTATCGCGACAACGAATCTCAGAATGCGATTTATGCTCAAGGGCGCACCAAGCCAGGGCGAATTGTTACATACGCCAAGGGCGGACAGTCATTTCATAATTACAGACTGGCATTCGATTTCGTTCCAATCGTTAACGGCAAAGCCATGTGGAACGATGCGCGCGCTTTTAAACGAGCAAGGGAAATTGGCGAAAGTCTCGGACTTGAAGGGCTTAAGTTTGAGACGGCTCACCTACAATGGACGGGTGGTTTGACCCTCGCACAACTCCGCGCGGGTAAAACGCCTGCTGTTGCGTGAACTTTGTTGCGATAATGCTAATACGTTGCGTTGCTGTAACTTTGCAGCTATACAAGATGTTTCGATGGAGGGCCATAAAATGAATATGCTCGCAATCAACTGGAAGACGACCGCTGCGGGCGTTCTTGCCCTGCTTGGCGTTGCTTATAAGTTTTGGACGACCAAATCCATAAGCGGCGAAGACATAACCGCAGTCCTTATTGCATTTGGCTTAATCGCCGCAAAGGACGTGAATGTTACCGGCGGCAACGTCGATCAGTGACATGCTTACCCTTCTGCTTGGCATCTTCGGTTCAGCGATAGCGTATTTTATAGTGCGCTATGTGTTGCTGAACCTTGAGGAAATGGGGCGACTGGAAGAACGACTTCGCAGAGCCGAAGAAGAGAACCAGCGTCTTAAGATTCAAGCGGCCATCTTGGCAAAACCCAAGAGTGTAGATGAAACAATTAGCGATCTTAACGCTGGCCGTTTTTAGTTTAGCGGCTTGTCAATCAACTCAGTCAGCCAGTGGAAGTTGCCCTCCCCTGGTCGATTACACATTAGAGCAACAACAACAGGCGGCGAAAGAATTGAAGGGCGTTAGCAAACAGCAAATCGCCCAAATGATCGTTGACTACCGCAAGCTGAGAGAAGCCTGCCGCGTCAGCGAGTAGCCCAGGAGAGAGTATGATAGACGCATTAAGTGCTATTCAGTCATCAGGTGAAGAATTTAAAGTCGTTGAAAACAGATTGCGGTCTGTAGCAATCAACGCTGTTCGGGAAGCCCGCGTGGCTCTTGGTCGAGACGCCGACATTTGGCTTGATGCAGACGCGCAGACTGCGGATATATTATTCCATACGCTTGGCCAGTTACCCCGCGCCAAGGGCGATCCGGCATATGAAGCCATGCCGCTAGTCGCTAAAGAACAGCCAACGGTTCCAAAACTAGCCGAACTTGAATTGGCTTTGGCTAAAGAAATTTCAGCAGATTTTGTCGAGCGCCCTGCAAAAGAGTTTGAAACTCGCAAGGCTACCGTCAAAGCGTAACGCCATCCTCCCTGGCGAACTTGACCCGTCAATCGAAAGATTGGCGGGTTCTTTATGCAAAAATGTTAACGCGCATCTGACTGGCAATCCTGTCTGCGGCTTTGGTCGCTGCGGCAACGCCAGCATCTTTAACTAAATGAGCGTAACGCTTTGTGGTCTGTGCGGATTTATGGCCAAGCAACTCGCCAATTTCTGTTAACGACAGACCAGCAGCCAAGGCAGCGGACGCAAACGAATGGCGCAAATCGTGGATGCGCAGATCGTGACAGCCAACTTCAGCGCGAACTTTGTCCCATAGCCGCTTGGGGCTTTTTATTCCTGTGATTGTGCCAGAGGTTTTTGGAAGCCTATCCATTACTTCAAGAGCCTGCGGCGGAAGGTGGACTGTCTTTTTGCCTGTCTTTGAATCCGGCAGTTCAATTACGTCGCCTTTGACCCAAGACCATTTAGCCCCTGCAATCTCCCCCGAACGCGCGCCGGTTAGGATCAGGAGATAGATAAACGCCACGCTGGCGGGGTGATTTGCAGATTCTTTATGAAGGATTTCAGCGATCTTGTGGGCTTCCTCGCCCTCCATGTATCGCCGCCTACCCTCTTCTTTATATCTGGCAACACCTTTGACAGGATTTTTATCCGTCCATTCAAGCGGGCGATGCGCAAAATTAAACATCTTAGAAAGCAGCGAAAGCGTCCGATTGGCGGATACGGGCGTTTTCTCCATAGCCACAACCATGGCCGACACGTCCGAATAGCTGATGTCAGCCAGTTTCTTTTTGCCAAATCGAGGCTGGATATGGCGGCGGTAAATGTCGGCGTCTTCTTTTGCGGACTTCTTTTTCTTGCCGTGGTTGTCCCAATACTGAACCCATAGGTCAGCCATAGTCGGAGCTTCAATCTTGACCTTAAGCGCAGCAGCGGGGTCTTTGCCCTCCGCCACTTCGGCCAACCACTTCTTAGCCATGTCGCGGGCTTGAGTAAGTGTGATCGTTCCGTAGTCGCCTAGTTTGGGGCGGCGCTCCGTTCCACTCTTGGTTCGATAATAGAGATAGAATGTGCTCCGCTCTGCAAAGGCGCGTAGATGTAAACCTTTTACGGACGGATCGCGTAACACATCGCCTGGGTTAGCGGCCTTGATGGCTCTCTCATTTAATATCATTTTCCCAAACCTCGCTGGTCGCACACTGGTCGCAAATCTTCGTGAAACAGCGATATTTGGGATGATTGCGCGTTACACAGAAATGCGATAAATGACTGTTTCAGTGATGTTGCGTGATCCTATGAGGTTAGCAATTAACCTGTCAAGTCAGATTTGTAATCAGTAGGTCGGGGGTTCGAATCCCTCAGTCGGCACCAAACAAAATCAAAGACTTAGATACAAAAAAATATTTTTCCACAAGGGTCAAAAAAGGTCGCTGGTCGCACACTGGTCGCAAATTTTAAGAGTAATCGCCGCCCCTTTCGAGCGTTGACCGGCATGGCGGTATCCAGATGAGTCGAGTATCTTTGACCCCCACAATCCATACCAGCCAGCAGTAAGCCGTCGCGGTTGTCGCCTTGGGATCGAGGCGCCCTTGAAGCATTGGCACTCGCTCCACGAACTGAGCGACATAGGCGGGCGGATGAATGCTGAAGATTTTTTTATAGCGCTTGTGGCTCTCAAGAATGGCCGTCCGACAAAGCATCGCCACGACGCGCGATCCGGGGACAAACATCGACCTCTTGATGAACTTTTCGGCTCTCGAAAATGGCGGGTTGGTGATTACGCAATCAACATCCCTGTTGCCAATGCAATTCGGCATAATGGTCGAAACGTAATCCCATTCCTGCTGCTGGCCTTCCCACCCGTAATCGACAACATCAGTCGCATAAACTGTCCCAAAATACTCAGCCAGAGGCTTGGCCATATGGCCTCTATTACACGCCGGTTCCCAAACGCTCATTTTGTGGAGGTCTGTAAGTCCAATCGTCTTTTGTAAAACATGTTGGACAAGCGCCCTGGTCGCCCAAGGCGGCGTTGGAAAGTCATCAACCTTAGTCAAGTTTGGGTTGCGCTGCGCCATAACCGCATGCGACGTATTTTGTTGTGTCATTTGTATGCCTCTATGATTTTCACAACAGCGCGGGCCATAGTAAGCGCGTCCTCAAATGTAATGTTAGAGAACTGAGGCGAAGAACGGTAAATCGCCATGGCGACAGTGTAGATATATTCCTCTTCTTTCATCCCTTCGCCTCCAACTTTTGTTTTATTGCGTATAAGCGATTGTGCAGGGTTTTGATTCCAATTTTTAAATCGTCGGCCATTTGCTGCCGCGTCATGCCTTTTTCAACCAAAGTAAGAGTTTTCTTCTCACTTGGCGTCAATTTTTCAAATGAACCGTATCTGCGGAAAGGCGCAATAATCTCAGGCTTGGTCATGGGCTTTACCCCTTGGTTTTTCAGCCGTCGATCCGCGCAACATGCGACGTTCAAAGTCATCAATCTCAGAAACAGGATAATAAATCTTGTTTCCGTATTTCATATATCGCGGCCCGTTACCTCGAACGCGCCAATTCGCCAAGGTTCCAGTAGTTACCTTTAAGCGTTCTGCTGTTTCATGTGGTGTTAAACTTACTGTTCCCATTTTATTTCATGCCCCATGTGTTTGCTAAAATCCTGTCTCATTTGTTCAATAGTCGGCAGTTCAACTTTGTAAGTAGAATCTGTTGGTTCATGCTTTCCTTTCGCAACGCGCACCTTCTCATAGCCGGGACAAATGCGTTTAAATGCTCTAAAGAAACCGCTTTCGTTTTTAATGCGGCTGTGAACGTTTCTAACTTTCATGCGGCGCATAAAAGCGTTCATTAATCTGTTTGATGGGATTTCTCTTGGCATATCGCCTTCAAAGTCTCCGCCAATTAAACTGTTGGACATGAGACATTCGAACCACCAATCTGAGACGGGTTCTAAAGATTCAACTTTTTGCTCAAACAAACCCTCAGTCTTTGGCGCGTCGTTGACATCAAATTTACTTAGATCGTAATCCATAAAATAACGGAGCAAATTGCTATAGCCGCCCTGCTCCATCCCAACCCGCATTGATTTAAAGAACTCGCGGTCCTGTAATCTGCCGTTACCAACATTAAAAACCGCAAAGCGACGTTCATCTTGAGAAGCCGGAACTAGCCAATCCTCGTTTCCAATGATTGCAACGCGCGTTAAATTATCAACGCGATATGGCTCCGCACCTTTGCGTTCGATGTTATGCTGTGATCCTGTGATCAAACCTTTAAGTTTGCCTTCCGCATGTTTGTCGCCAGCCCAACAGGCTTCGTCCAAAACAAAGAAAAGACAACTCTCAAGATGACTGTTGAATGATGAAAGCAAATACCTTGAATCATCGGCCACTAAAAAATGCGGACCCAACAGCGCGCCGAAACGCTCCAACAATGCGTTCTTGCCTGTCCCTTTGTTGCCCTTGAAGACAAGGGCGACAAGCGGTTTTTCCCACGGCCTTTGTATCGCATGGGCGAAATAAGCCATGAGCCATCCAAATAATTTCGGATCGTTCGCGCAAACATTAACAAGAGCGTGTTCAAGAAAAAGTTTGACTGATGGGTGTTCGCTGGTTTCGGCGGGTTCGACGGTGAACCCCCGCCAGAGATTGAACCAGCGCGACCCCATGTCCTGCCGCGGCGCGAATACAACCCCATCAAACTGTCTCCTGTCTTCCCATTCCATCCATTCTTCTGAAACGGAACGGGTTTTCTTGCCTATGGTGATTTTCTTATTGGCAAACCATTTGTTAAATTCGAACGGGCTTAGATGATGCGTTGTGTAACGATGCTTATGATCCGTTGTTTCTTGCAAAATAAAAGCGCCAGTTTTGATAAAACAGAAATCGCTATTTAATTGATGAACGGGATGCTCTACTCCGTCATCCTCAACAGCAGGAAATATGGCCTCTGGCGCGGCTGCGCCTTGAGGCTCCTTTCCATATTTGAATGCGGAGTGAACAACGGCCTCTAACTCTTCCAGCGGAAGCGCCGGTTCAACAACCCAATGCTCAAGCATCAAACCAAACGTTTGATCGACTGAACACCCAAGGTCTTTCAGCTTAACGGCAACGCGGTAGCCCGTATCATTTCTGCTACCTTGTTCTGTAGGTTCTAGCGTCGAGAGATATTTAATCGCGCGCTGTTCGGCTTTCTCAGGGTCAATCCCTTTAAGGACGATCTTTGCTTGGGGAGTTACATCAACGCTCTTGCCTAATCGGTTAAGCAACCAATTTGGTGCGGGTTTTATATTATTGACGTTGGCGACTAAGGAATACGGCTTACCGTCTATCTCACTGTCAGGGCCAACAATGTAGCCGCCATGGCTACGAATATCTAAACCGTTGCCAAGGACTTCGACGCCTTGTTTACAGGCGTAAGTCGATTGATAAATTAAATGCCGTCCGCCACTTGGCGTGGTTTGTTCCATTGTGGCAGGAAACTCTTTGCCTTCCATGTCAAGAACGGCAAGCGTTTGGCTACCATTTTTTCCGGCTTTGTCGTCAACATCAACGACTACAAGCGCCTCATTATCTCTGAACTTTCCAGTATAGATTCCGATATTGTAATTGCGCCCGCGCCACCAATCTTGAATGACCAATGGATCGCGCGATGATTGACGCGGAAAGTCCATAATAAGAGGCTTCTTTCCGTTAACTTCTAACGGAAAAACATAAAAGCCTTCAGTCGCCAGTGCGAGAGCGGTTTTAACTTTGCTCATTTTCTGTATCTTTTCCCGCGCCATCCTTCAGCAGCAAGAGGCAATCCCTCCGCCCAATCAGGAACTACGGCCATAAGTTCTTCGACTTCTTTGATTGCGCTTGCTGGCGCTGTTTCTGGAATTTCAACAACCGCTTCGTCATGCGCGTGAAAGACGACAGGGTAGCCAGCTTCCTCAAGACGAATGAGTGCGCCGCGTAAAAGACAAGCGGCTGCGCCTTGGGTGACGTTCTCGCAAAGCAAGCCGCCATAGCCAGAAATCTTTGTCCAATTCGTTCCGAATGATGTGTAATAGAAAAGCGTTGGGCGTAGATCGCCCCACTGTGTTTCTGTCTCTCTAACAGTGGCAAACGGGTAACAAATCTTCCGCTTGCTTGGCAGTTGGCAAATTAATATTGACCCGTCTTTTTTAAAACGAACCTCTCTACCCTGCGCCCCCGCGGTAAATACCTTACCTTCATAAAGAACAGCATTTATCGCGGCATGTTCAAGATCATGCCAAAAGGTGACAATGTTTTTATGAGAATTGCGCCAAGCCTTTTTAATATTATCAGCGCGTGTGTCTTCTACTTGGACGCCGTAGATATTAGCCATTGATTGAAACGCGCCAACGCCGCCTTGATAGCCAAGCGCGAGAACGGCGACTTTACCGATCTGCCGCTCATCCTTCGTAATTTTTTCAATCGATTTGCCGAATATCCCTGCCGCTGCATGCTCATATATTTTTCCATGAGTTCTAAAAATATCTAAAACTTTCTCTTCGCCAGCAAGCCAAGCCAATACGCGGGCTTCAACGGCGGAGAAATCCATTGCTATTAATTCATTTCCTGGCGCTGCTGTAATCATGCCGCGAACGCAGTCTGACATCGCGTCCATTACAGGCCCGTGCATTAGGTCGATATAATTTATGTCCTCCAAGTGGGCGAACATATCGTCAATGTCTTCTTGTTTTATTCCGATACGGGGGCGACTTAGATTCTGTGGCTGAATGCCCCTGCCACTCCATCTGCCAGTCGATGCACCATGGAATTGCATTGTCCCGCGGACGCGGCCATCAGAACCAGCGCGTTCGCGCATGGCTGTTAGCTTCGCTGTCGATGTTTTGCTACCTTCTTTTCGCAAAGCCAGAGCTTGCTGCACAGCGGGCGGCAAATCCCCTTCGAGGGCATCGAGGACGTTTCGTTTAGAAAGCCCATCAATAGCAACTCCCTGTTGTCTGATCCATTGGACAAGCAGTTGCACTTCTGTTGTTTTTGCGACGACTCCGTTTGTAAGTCGGAGCATGCTACCGTTAAGTCGCTGATGTTCTTTTTCCACCAAGCGGATCGCTTTTTCGACTGAATCCAGATCAATTTGTATCCCCCGCCTGTTAATTCTGTAATCAATAAGCCACATGTCTCGCTCTCTGGCGGACAAACGCATCTGGCGGCGGTCAAGATCGCGCTCTACTTCAACGTCTTGACGGCAGTAATTAAAAAGAATTTCAAACTTGGCGGGGTCGTCTTGATATTTCCAAAAAGAACCGTCGTCTTTTGGCCTCGCAAGTTTTAACATCATGCGACTGCCTTTAAGGTCTTTCTGATGTTTGACTCCAAGCGCGCGCGCAGAGCCATCTAATGAACCAGGGATGGCCATGGCGTAAGACTGCGCCATTGTGCAACGACATTGTTCCGGCCTTAGTTCGGGCCAACCCATGCGCGGAACACAAACATTGTTCCAAAAATCAAGCTCAAACGGAGCGTTATGAGCTACGAACTCACCGCCGTTGGCTACATGTCGCAGGATACGATGATCGAGAGGAATTTCGTCAGTATGAAAATTAATTAAATATGTCGGCTCATTGTCGAATGCAAATCCGAAACAATGAACACCCGTGTCATGGTGCCTTGAGTAGCTGTCCGCGCCGCAGACGCGCAGATCAACGCTCCCAAATGTTTCAAAGTCACCGTATAGGATAGACATAATGGCTCGCAGAAAGCGGGCGGCTTAATTGCCGCCCGTGTTAGCATTAACGCAACACTCAAGACAAAATATCGTCGTCGTCGCTGTCCGATGGTTTCACAAACCCTTCAAATGCTTTGTTAGCCGGGATACGACCAGAGCCTAACGGTGAATCATCCCGAACTTTCATTACATTCTCTAAGCCAAACGCAACGCCGCGGTTTGAACTCACATCATATGCGTATGGACGAATTTGCGCTCTAAACCATGCGCCCGAATAGACTTCGGTTTCGTCTATAATCTCTTGTAGGTTCTTATCGACAACGCCAGGGCGACGATCTTCATTAGCGCTAAAAGTGCAAATGATTGCGTCGTCCGCCACGCCAGGGATAGGATTGTCCAAATCCGCATTCTTACGGAAAGGTAGGCGTAGATTCTTAGGCTGCGCGTTGCCCCACTTATCAGCGATAGCGGTTTTAACTGCCGCCTTCATTGCTGAAATGTCGCTGTTTGGCGGAAACACAGCGCGCATGCTGTATTTCTTTTTGCCTTCTGGATTTTCGCGCGGCGCTGTAGCGCGAAATATGCCACAATATGCAGCTTTAAATTCGGGGGTTATCAACTTCTCACTCATATCTGTGTCTCCTGTCACAAGTTCGCAAATGCTGTTGCTGCATCGACTTTAATTGCTGGTCGCTTGTCACTTTCATGCACAAGCGCGTGGCCGGAACTCTCTTTAACCGTGAGTTCATCCAGCTTGCCGCGTTCTTCCTTCGGCAATAGTTTTTCCAACGCTGCCGGGGAAATCAGTTTCTTTTCGTAAAGGTCTATTGCGTGACCGCCGAACACATCTTCGACAAGTCCTTCATTGCGCCATTTTCTCAAAGCGCGCTTCTCAACCAGTTTATGACCGGGGATCTCTACGCCACGCTCTGCCTCTTGATAGGCAAATTCTCTAACGTTCTTTATCCACGCTTCAATTAGCGGCAGTTCCTCAAGCGTCTCAGCCAAAGAAATGAGATTGTATGGTAGCTGCGGAGTGAATACTTTCTTAGCCATAGCCGTAGCCTTTGCTTTAAGAGCGGGACAAAACGCAGCAGCCTTGCACCAACGGCATGCCTTTTCTTTCGGATGCAGATACGGCTCTAAATCGTTTGCGCGTTCAGCTTCACGCACCAAAGCGATTGCGTCTTCAAGGTCCGCGTTAAATTCTAAGAGTTCCCCGACATCGAAAGTTATGCTTCGTATGGGACCGTCAGAATGCGGGCAGCGAGGTTGAACGATAGTGCAAACGACCCGCTTGGCCTGATAGCCAAACGTCTTAAGCGCTGCTACGCCGTAGATAGGAAGTTGTATTGTTTCCTTGACATCTACAGCAACACCCGCGCCGCCTTTTAAATCTATAATCTCAAGCGTCTCAGTGCGCGGGTTCCAAACAGCGGCGTCCGTCGTTCCCCAAACATCATCGTTTAATTTAACCCGCGTCTCTATATGCAAGACGCTAGATTCTTCAACGCGACTGCGCACATAATCAACGTAAAAAACAATCGCTTCAAAAACGTCGTCGCCTACTTTGATTATTTCTGTATCGCCCGACAAAATCCCTGCTGCTACCACGTGCATCAAGGTCCCTTCTTCAGCGAAAGGCGATGGCGAAGGATCAGGCAAATCACGACTTAGCGGAACAGAGCCAGGGCAATGTTTCCACCTGTCGCCGCTTGACGGAGAAAGTTTGGCGTGTTCGCTCATGCTGCGCAGCTTTTAATAAATTTATCGTAATCCATTGGTGGCAATTCGCTCACGCGAGACACGTCAAACGATTTCAAAAGATCAATCGCTGCGGTCATGCCTTTGGCTTCAGTAAACCGTCGCAAAGCGTTACGAGCGTCTTCCAATGTTGAAACGCTCATGTCCAAAACGTCTTCGTCTTTTGGATCATGCAGCGGCTCTAATTTTACCGCTTCTGGCCCCGTAGTTTCAGCCTTTGGTTTGCGTCCGCGCTTCTTAGTTTCAGCGGAGGAAACAACGTCGGAGCCAACGGACGCTGCTTCCTCCACATCACCGTCGCCGGGGGAGAGGCTAGTAACGCCCGCGGCTTCGGATTCACCCACAATTAAGTAACGCAAAACCTGTTCAACTTCGCGCGGGTTAGTTGGGTCGAAAGTAATCTGCACTTTTGAATCTCCGTTATTTGTTGTGATCTTATACTATGTTGTGATTAACGCAACGCACTAGTCAACAATTTTTGTGATTTCGCGTGTCTTAGTTATCAACACATTTGCAATCTGTTCATCCACAGAATTTGCACATGTGAAGAAGCGAACGCGCACTGGTTTTTCTTGGCCAATTCGATGGCATCGCATAGACGCCTGCGCGTTATTTGCCGGAACCCAATCTGATTCTAAAAACACAACTTCATTGGCCGCTGTGAGAGTGACCCCTGCCCCTGCCGAAACAATTTGACCGATAAAAACTCTGGTCTTGGCGTCGTTTTGAAATTGTTCAATATTCATATGCCGCTTTATTCCCGGCGTTTTTCCATACAACGTTACCGGCTTATATTTGCGCAACCTCTGTCGCGTTAATTCGATGATCTGCTGATGAATGGCGAAGATGACGACTTTCTTTAGTTTGCCCGACGCCAGTTCCTCTTCGATAATATCCAGGGCTTTGGGCAATTTAGCGTGGCCAATGTAACGCCGCATGGTCGAGGTGGCGGCTTTGAACCCGTCCAAGACGTTCAGACTGTCATCAAATTTCGGGTGAGAGTGATCCAACACTGAAGCAAGCGCAGTCTTTAAAGTGCTATCCATGCTCTTGATGTTATCTAAAAAATTCTGTTGGCCGTTAACGTTCATAATGTTTTCAATAAACCAAGGGTCCAAATCCACAGGCGAACGGTCAACAACAACGTTTTGAAAATATATCGGGGGCAACTGCTGTAAAACGTCTTCCTTTTTTCGTCTTAACATTACTGGCCGAAGCATTGTTTTTAATTCCTCTGTATTCTTATGGCCTGTAATTTTGTAGCCATAGGTCGAGTCAAATCCCTTGCAGTAACGAAATGTAAAATCCCAATAAGATTCCTGGACGACGCCCATGCTCTTAAGATGGGTCCACAATTCATCCGCGTAATTCATTATTGGAGTGCCAGTCAGTCTCCACACAAAGCCCGCTTTTTCCATTAACCCAGGGCGCGACTTCCCTGCCCCGTAAACAAACTTGGTCCTTTTGGCTGTCCGCTCTTTCAGATAATGAGCTTCGTCAAGGCACAAAACGTCCCAAGACATAGAATTTAGTTTCTTGCGCAGGCTCTCGTTCGTCAGCAAATCGTAAGAAATGACATTGAACCCAGGCTTGGGGTCTATTGTCCCCGTCTCTATATTGGTGACGTTCCAAGCCCGTTTCGAAAACAGTTCCAGTTGCGCAATCCAGTTCCGGCGCAAAACCGCAGGCCCTACAACCAAAACATTCTGCGCATTAACCAAATCAAGTGCGCGGATTACTTGAGCGCTTTTACCAAGGCCCATTTCATCCGCCAGCAAGGCGTGACGTTTTGTCGTCAGCCATACCGCCCCTGTCTCTTGATATGGAAACAAATCACTCATTAATCGGCTTTTCGATTTTGGTCAGAACGCATTTTGTAACTAACGATTTGTCGAGTTTTTTTAAGTCTGTCCTCGCCTTCTCACAGGCTTGATAGTCATAGAACGGGACAAATGTTGCCCCGCCGATATGAATGACAAACAAAACAACTGGCGCTATGGGGATCATTTAAAATCCCTCTGACAATATGATCTTAGATTTAGTCTTTGGCTTTACCTCTTCGTGAACGGCTAACCCTTGAGCCAACACAGCGGCGTCTAATGCGTCCTTGATTGCCGCCAATGGATCAGGCTCAACCATTGGTCCGGGCCTAACATTTGATTCAAGGTAGTGGTCCATATGCGCCCGAAACGCCGCTTCGATTGCTTCCTCAGTCCAATTAATCATCGTTCTTCTCCAAACATTTCAATCTTGGAAGTGACAACGGGATATGACGAACGCCCCCGCCTAAATCTCTGCTTCGTGACGGCGCATTTGCTGGTATCCAAATCGTCGTCACTTCAATTTCGTATCCATACAAACCGCCAATCACGATTTTCCGATTTGTCTTTGGTTTGTTTTGGCTGGCTTCGGCTATTGGCATGGCTTCGCCGTCCTATCGCGGGCCAAGCATTCAAGATATTTAAGGTCAGTACTGCAACTCGTTAGCATTAACGCAACGCACAAGGCGCAAATCAGGCGTGGCATATTTAACCTCCTTATGTTCAGTTATACGGGGTTAGAAATGTATCGCCCGATTTGCCGTCTAAATTCTGATAGTGATACGGCTGCGCTACGGGCGCGTGGCTCTCAGGAATATACGTTGATGGCGGGGGGCTTATCGACCGCCCAAACGCTGAATATTGATCGACGCGATGCTGATAATCATCCATCGTTTTTTCCAGGCTTTCGGCCATGGCGATAGTCGATGTTGCAGTCAAAAATATAAAAATTGATGCAACGATAAACGTAAAGTTTTTCATGGGTTTGGCTCCATAATTTAAATGTCTTTGCGGCTTAACGCTTCACGCCCTTCAACCTATCCGCAACAAGTGTTGCATATCCGGCTATGTCTCGCCAAGAATCTTCATGGTTTGTGTTGCCATTCAATATGCGGGCAAGTTTAGAAGCAATCATTTCAAGCGCTTCTTTCTGATCATCCTGCATATGATGCCACCTGATTTTACCGTAAACGCGGAACGTTGATTTAAGGCTTTGAGATATACAGGCCACGTCTTCAAACCCTCCGTAATCGTTGGCGCGCTCCATCAAGATCGTGGTTATATCCCGAACTGTGTGCTGTTTAATTGATGCGATTTGCGGCTTTGGCGGCGGCGTTGTGTCTTTAGTTCCCATCCCTTCCCCCTGCGGTTGGCGTTGTAATCATGTTCAAACCGTAGAGAGCAATGAGCGTAGCCTCTGCAACGCCATCATCTTTTACGCGGCTGAATAGTTTTGCGTGTTGCGGATACAATGACGCGGCGATCTTTCGAGCATGCGTCTTTGTTTCGGCTTTCGATTGATCGTCTGCCCGCTTAATCCCGTAAACGGCTTTCCAACTGGCGGGCGATACTTTGTGCAAGGATACGTTCAACGCATGTAAAATGCCGTGAATGATCCCCGTATTCACCCCAAACTGAAACTGCCCTTGCTGGCGGGGGCGGCTACTGACATTCTCAACAAATGCGTGAGTGCTAGATGTTAAGTCTAGGATGGCCGCTAAGTTTGGCCCATCAATCTGTAAAGACTTCTTTCCATTCTTTTTTACTATATGCGTCGGAAACGACCCTGCGGAAAACAGATTGCCGTTGGCGTCAACAACCGCCCATCCGCCCATAAGGCCAGGATCGACGCCCAAAACGCGCAAAGGGGTTGAAGCCGTCAACGCAACCATTAAAGGATTGCCGCAAGTGCGAGGGCTGTCTCTTCAGCTATGTTTATGTCTTGGCGTAAAGTTGCGCGCTCAAGCGCCCGTTGCGCCGCCTGTTCTTTGGCCTTCTCCGCAGCCTGCTTAACCGCGGCGAGTTGGGCGTCGTCATAAGTGATTCGTTTTGGTTCCCAATCTTGCGCGGTCAGGACAATCCCCTCACTCCGGGCAATGTCTTTAATGCGGTCAATTTGGGCTGTTGGGATCAGTCCATCGCTCCCATAAGGGCGAGCATAGGACCAGCGGTAAACGCTAATTCTGTTACATCCGATAAGTAATGCTAAATTTCTTTCCCCGCCAAAGCGCGAAACAATTTTTCTGGCTTGATCATAGGTCGGGCATCCAAATTGCCCATGATTTCTTGCGCGCGGCATCGTTGCGGAACCTTCAATCTAAATGAGGAATCATAGTTAATATGCGAAACATGTTACAGTTTTTGCAACAAAGCGCAAGTAGAAATACCTACACTTGATGTGGAAAAATGCGCGATTTGGCCAAAATGGATACTAAAAGGTTAATTCTTTTTAACGCGCGTTAATTTTTGTTGTGTTTTCTCTATCAAGGTGTGTTACTGTAACAGAGTCGAATGCAGGGGTTAGGGCTTTTCTCTTCGAGCAGCCCCCCCCCCACCATAAATTCGTTAAGAAAGAGTAAACATGGTCGGGCTGGACGAAACAGAGCGCAACAAAAGATGGTTTCAAAATAAATTAGAGGAACGTGATCTAACTTATAGAAGCCTTGCCGCTCTTATGGATATGAATGGTCCTGATGTTTCACGCATCATTAATGGGCAACGTAACATACGGGCTGAAGAAGCCGGTAGGTTGGCCAAGATTTTGCGCGTTCCTGTCGAGGATATTTTAAAGAGAGCCGCCGCCACTTCTCCCATATCTAGATATGAGAAGAGCGACGTTAAGCGCTCGCCTTATGTGGCTGTCGTTGGCTATGTCGATGAGAGTGGCGTTGTGAAGAGAGGCGGAACCGCATCCGCCACTGAACGCCGCGTGACTAGACCAGCTAGAGCGGGTGACGACACGATTGCCCTGCGCCTGTTGGACATGGGGCCTTTAAATGGCTGGCTGTTGTATTACGCCCCCCAAGGCTATGTTCACGACAAGACTGTTGGCAGTCTTTGCATCGTTGAAACTGATGATGGGCGTAAATTGTTGCGTCACGTTCAAGCGACTGGCAGAGCCAAGCAATATAAGTTGCTTGATTTTACATGTAACAAAGAAGAAATTAGCGAATTAAAAAGCGCGTCACCTATTATTTGGATGAAACCGGCTAATTAAATGAAATAATTTAAAATAATTTAGATTCATTATTTAATGAGCGTAAAGTTGTTATTCCACTTCAAGGTGGAATAATTGCTGAAGTGGAATGTTTTTAACTTATTGATATTGGCTAAATATTCCGACATTCCACCTATTCCACTGTTTTCGAGGCCAGTTAGCTATAGGAAATTTTTAAAGCACAAATCGTAACAACTAATAGTTGTTACAGTGTATGACGTTTTATTTTTATATATGATGTTTATTTTATACTGGAATATATAGAATAGTAGAATATATATATATAATATATTGATATATATAGATAAAAAATATTCCACCTTCATTCCACCATTCCACCTTTTAGTTTACTAGCGTTTACTAATAGCCCTTTCGCTTTGATGGGCGTAAAGTTGCGTGAATTTTTATCGGGCAAAATAAAAGCGCGGGCTAAATCCGCGCTTTTTAATTGCTGATTATCAGGCGGCTCTTAGTCGCGGGCGCTTGGCTAGAGACTGACGCGCTTCGCGTATTGTCTCTGCCAGCATGTCTCTATGATAGCCGTCTTTCATAAAATCTGCGGCGCTTTCATAGCAGCATTGACCTAGATAGTTTTCCGCGATTGTTGCGCCGTCTAGTTTTACCCGCCAACGGGCGCAAAAATAGAGCAAGCGCCCATCATTGATTTTTTCGAATAGTTCAGCCCTTTCGTCTTCCGATTCAAAATCCCAGTCAGGCGGGTCAATTTCGGGACCAAAAGAAAGGTCTAAAGAAAAGCGAGCGGTCTTGAAAGACCAAACTTGATCAAAATAATAGGACATTGGCTTGGCTCCAAATGTAGGGTTGTTACGTTTTTCACACCATTGCGGGCAAAATTACCCGCGCAATAATTCCATCAACATTCCGCTGTCGTCACTTGGCATGTAATCGCGACGCGCGGCGAATATTGATAAGCCAGCCCGTTGGCAATATTCGGCCCTATCGCGGACTGATAATCTTTCCCAATATTCGCATGCTTCGTTCCATTCTAATTCCGACCAATGGTCTTCGTTTACGACTGGATAGCCGTCTAACCGGCGCATAATCTCATTAGCCTTTTCGAGCGCCTGACTGTCGCTTTCGTGGATTGCAATCCATTCAACCCACCCCACGGCCCAATGACTTTCATGGACTATATGCACTGTGTCACTTTCCCCGCCGATTTTTTCTAACCCGCAAATAAAATTCGACCGGGACAAACTGTCGCTGTCTCTATGCTGGCCCAAAAACACAAAATATTCTGGCCATTCTGCGCCCATGTAGGAATCTGGGCGAGTCCATTTTTCAAGTGATTTCATTTGCCCTCTCCTAAATCTAAATTATCTTTGATTATGTGTTGTGCAATCTCTGTCCAATTAACATCAGACAAAAACGCCATTGCGTATGAAAACGCCAAGCCTTCCGCGTTTCCTGTTTCGTGCTCTAATACGTCTTCAACGTGATGTTTAAGCGCGCGTCCTAAATCATACGCATCCTTAAAAGAACCCTGCCACCAGTCATGCGGGTCAAATCCGTCAAATATTTCTAGATTAACTCGCCAAGTGGCATAGTTAGTCCAGCCGTTGTAATCTGTGTTTGTCATTTTATGGCTCCATAATTTAGGGTTGTTACGTTTTTCACACCAGTTTAAGCAAATAAAAGTATAGGAGCGGCGCAAGCGGCGATTGCTAAGAATGCAATTCCTAGAATGACCCCTATTTTTTCCACTCTTTCGTTTGTTATATCGTTATTCATAATTAGCCCCTTGTGTGTTTGCGTGATTTGCTATGATCTAAAACTATCACATGTTACGTTTTACGCAACAACTAATATAAAATTCTTTCGTCTTTTTTGTTACTGTGTTATTTGTGCAACATGATAAACAAAGTTCCAGCATCAAAAGACAGCGAAAAAATATATGGCGTAATTGACGCTATTTTAGACGGTCTTACATTACGTAACGCTGTTAAAAAATTTGGTATGACCCCACAGAATTTTAATTATGCCCTTCAAGGTGATAAAGCGGCGGCCGTCGCTTATGCTCGCGCACTAGAATTAAAGGCGGATTTGATAGCTGATGATGCAATCGAAATCGCTGATTCTGATGTTGATCCTTCAAAAGCGAGAAATCAAATAGATATACGCAAATGGACTGCATCAAAATTGTATGCGTCGAAATACGGCGAGCGAATAGACTTAAACGTTACGCAAACAATAGACATTGGCGCAACTTTAGCTGAAGCGCGCGCAAGATTGCGACCAATAAGCGACCAGTCAAACGTAATAGATTCACACATGATTGATATTACAAGCGCTATTGATAGCCGATCAACTGATAAGCAATCAGTAGATAATGAGAAGCAGCCAGATATTTTCTCATAATACCCCCTACCCCTTTCAAATCGCGTGGCGCCCTGGGGGTGGGGGTGGGGGCCGGATTTGCTGGCGGAAATTTTATACGGGGTCCCTACGAAGCAGCGATTTATTTTTTAAAAATTTTTTTAAAATTTAATTTACAGCAACATCAAGGACCCGTGCCCTCATGGCTAAACAACAAGCGCTATACACCGCCGCCCAAGAACAACAGCTAATGGTAGAACTATGGGACCCCCAAATATACAACGACCCGCTGGCTTTCGTTCTGTTTGCGTTTCCATGGGGCAAACCCAATACGCCTTTGGAACATATGAAAGGTCCACGCGGTTGGCAGCGTGAGACGATGCAAGAAATGGCGCGGCATATAAAGAATAATGAGTTGCGCACCGCCAATCGCAAGCTGATGGAAATGTGGCGCTCTGCCGACGCCAGTGGTCGTGGCATTGGCAAAAGCGCCCTTGTTAGTATGCTGACGCTTTGGTTTATGACGACGCGGATTGGTAGCACGACAATAATCACGGCGAATACGGAGCAACAACTTAGATCAAGAACGATGGCTGAGTTGGGTAAATGGACGGCGCTGGCGATTAACGCGCATTGGTGGGAGCCAACGGCGATGTCGTTGAAACCCGCGGAATGGTTTGGTGAAGCGGTTAAAAGGGATTTGAAGATTGATTTGGGTTATTGGTATGCAAGCGGACAGTTGTGGAGTGAAGAGAACCCAGATGCGTTTGCGGGTATTCATAACCATCATGGGGTTATGCTGATCTTTGATGAGGCGTCGGGTATTCCAAAACCGATATGGACAGTATCGGAGGGGTTTTTTACGGAGCCAATACCGGACAGATATTGGTTTGTATTTTCCAATCCCCGGCGTAATTCGGGCGCTTTCTTTGAATGTTTTCATAAAGACAGGAATTTTTGGCGGACGCGCAATATTGACTCGCGGACTGTGGAGGGAACGGACAGAGGGACGTTCGATAAGATTATTGCGCAGTATGGGGAGGACTCTGACGAAGCCAGGGTGGAGGTAAAGGGGGATTTTCCTAATCAGGGTAGTAATCAGTTTATTGGGAAAGATGCGGCGCTGAATGCGCAGACCCGTGAGGTTATTCCTGATCCTGGCGCACCTTTGTTGATGGGGGTTGATGTTGCGCGATTTGGTGAGGATCGGAGTGTAATTGCGTTTAGGAAAGGAAGGGACGCGACGATCATTCCTTGGCATAAGTATAAAGGGATAGATACGGTTCAGTTGGCGGGGATTGTTGCGGACTTAGCGGGCAAGCATAAGCCTTCTGCTATTTTTGTGGACGGGAATGGTGTTGGCGGGGGTGTGGTCGATAATTTGAAGGCGTGGGGATATAGGGTTGTTGAAGTGCAGATGGGTAGCAGCCCGACAGATTCAGATACATATTATAATAAGAGAGTTGAGATATGGGGTCGATTGCGTGAATGGCTTATGACAGGAACGATCCCTAATGATACAGAGTTATTCAGTGATCTAATTTCTCCCGAATATTCCTATCATCCTGTGTCTAATAAGATACAGTTGGAGGGGAAGGATCATATGAAGCAGAGAGGATTGGCCAGTCCCGATTTGGCCGAAGCCTTGGCGCTGACTTTTGCGCAACCTGTGGCGAGGATAGACGCGCCAAGCTCTCGTAACAATGCCAGAAATAGGATGGCGCGAGACGTGGATTACAGTTTGTTTTCTTAAGTTTCATATTTCGTAACGTGGTGTTATATTGACAGCCTATTTGACTTAGGTTCAAGGGCTGGCGTCATGGGTTTTAATCTAGGCAAGATATTTCGAACGATTGTTAATCCGTTAGTTGGGCGCGCAACTCCTGCCGCTCAGTCCGCCGCATATCAGGCGCAGGGCATGGCCGCGGCTAATCAGGTGGCGACACAGATTAATAATGACGCCGCTACTCAAAGCGCGGCGGCTATGCAGCAGCAAGCAGTTCAACAACAACAAGCAACGCAGAACCAGTTGCAGGCAGATAATCTCGCTGCGGCAGATGAATCGCTCAGAAATGCAGCGCGCTTGGCGTCGAAGGGATCGACATCGAATGTGCTTTACGGATCAAACTACAACAAGAAAGATGAAAAGACTTCATCTGTATTGTTGGGCGGCTAAAGGAACGCATCATGGCGGATTTTTGGAAAGATTTTTATAAAGCTACGGTAGCAGCAGCGAAAGAAATTCAAAAAGGAGTTTCTGCTGTTGGAACGGCAGTATCACAAAGTCCAACTGCACAACAAGCTATTGCAAGTTCTGTCGCCAGTACTCAGGACGCTAATCAAGCATCTGCAACTGCCGCCGCACAAGCGCAAGCTGCGGCAGAGCAAAAGAAACTGATTGAAACCACAAAAACAAACGCCATTAATGCGTCAAACGATGCAATGATTAAACAAGCATCTGCGGCAGCAAAAGGCTTTTCGTCCAATATTCTGACTGGCGCGCAAGGTGTCGATAAGTCGAAAGAGAAAACTTCGGCTTTGGTTCTTGGTGGATCAGACGCTTCAGGCAGTCCAAATCTTGGCGGAATGATGCCACAGCAGATGCAAGGTCGTGTCAAGAAATTTTTAGGACGCTGATATGGTTGACGACTCTCAGGTTCGCGTCCCGAAGGGTCAGCGCAACCAAGAAATAGCGAATAAGATACTTCAAGAGTTTGTCCCGCTTGAATATAAGCGGGGCATTTGGGAACAGCATTGGGAAGAAGTGGCGCAGAAAGTTTTGCCCTACTATTCAACCAGTTTTTATAGACAGGGGAACATGACCCCTGGCGTGAAGCGTAATCAATATCAGTATGACACAACAGCGAATGCGGCGTTGTGGAAATTCGCTGCGGCGATGGAGAGCATGTTAACGCCTGCCAACAATAAGTGGCATCGTTTGCGTCATCCTGACATGCAATTAATGCAACGACGCGATGTGCAAGAGTGGTTTGATAGCGTAAATGATGCGTTGTTTTATTATCGCTATAGCCCGCATTCCGGCTATCAGGCTAATCAGCATGACGGCTATGTAAGCCTTGGCGCATTCGGGACATCATGTCTCTTCACAGATGATTTTAAAGACCCGACGAATCCTAAAGTAAGAGGATTGCGGTATAGGAATGTGCATCTTGGCGAATTGTTTTTTGCGACAAACTTCCAAGGGCAAGTCGATAAGGTGTTTCGGCGTTTTAAGATGACGTTGCGCCAGATTGCGCAGCGCTTTGGTCTTGAGAACTTTCCTGAGACATACCTAAATCAGTTGAAAGACAAGCCGGAAACGGAAGTTCAGATTATTCACGCTGTTATGCCACGCGATAAGACGAAACTTACGCCACCCGTAAATAGCAAAGATTACAGATACGCGAGTTTCTATGTGTTGCGCGATAGCTGCAATCTGTTGAGCGAGGGCGGTTATAGGTGCATGCCCTATTCGACTGCGCGTTACATTACGGCTCCTGGCGAATTGTTTGGGCGTTCTCCGGCGATGAACGTTCTTCCTGCGATCAATGTCTTGAATGAAGAAAAGAAGACGATGATCAAGCAGGGACATAGGGCGGTTGACCCTGTGTTGCTGGCGCATGATGACGGCGTGATTGATGGCTTTAGTCTAAAACCTGGGGCTGTGAATTATGGCGGGGTGAATGCCGATGGCCGCGCGTTGGTTCATGTTCTTCCAACAGGCAATGTCGCCGTTGGCAAGGACATGATGGACGACGAACGCATGGCGATTAACGACGCCTTCCTTGTCACTCTGTTCCAGATATTAGTTGAGACGCCGCAGATGACGGCGACTGAAGTGTTGGAGCGCGCAAGAGAGAAAGGCGCGTTGCTTTCCCCGACGATGGGGCGCTTCCAGGCCGAAAGTATTGGTCCGCAGATTGAGCGTGAATTTGATTTGCTGGCTTGGCAAGAACTTATACCCCCTCCCCCGCAAGCGTTGGTTGAAGCGGGAGCGGAGTATCAGGTTGAATATGATGCGCCATTAAATCGCGCCATGCGAGCTGATGAAGCGGCTGGCACGATGCGGACAATTCAATGGGCGGCTGAGATTGCGACACAGACGCAAGATCCAACCGTTATGGATTGGTTCAATACGGATGCGATTGTTCCTGAGTTGATGCAAGTGAATGGTGCGCCGTTCCGTTATATCCGCGATCCGAAAGAAGTTGAACAAATGCGTCAAGGTCGTAAAGCGGCGCAGGAGCAACAACAACTCCTGCAAAGCATGCCGGGAATGGCGCAAATGATGAAGGCGACTAATCCAGAAGGCACAAGCCCTAACGCTGGACAACCGACTTAATGACTGACGCAAAACAGTATTTATCTGAACGTCGGACGGCGTATGTCCGCACGTTTAATACGCCTGCGGGCGAAGATGTCATGCGCGATTTAGCTAAGTTTTGTCGCGCTTATGAATCAACGTTTCATCCTGATCCGCGCGTTCATGCTGTGTTGGAAGGGCGGCGCGAGGTTTGGTTGAGACTGATTGAGCATCTGCGATTGTCAGATGATGACCTGTGGCGGATATACGCCTCGCAACCAAAAGGAAATGTTAAATGAGTGAAGCAGCCCCCGCAATCGGCGGACAAGGCGTTATAACTGACGCCTCTCCATCCGTTAGCCCCGTGACTGGAAACGGCGCATTTACTGAACAAAACAACGGAACCCCTGGCCAAGTTTCTTCCGGTTATGAGTGGTTGCAAGGCGCAGATGAATTAAGCGTTGGCTTTGCGCAGAATAAAGGGTGGGATAGCCCGATTAAGGCGCTGGATAGCTACCGCAATCTTGAAAAACTATTGGGCGCAGATAAAGCCAATAATGCTGTTGTGTTGCCGAAGTCGGCTGAAGACACGGCAAGTTGGAACGCGCTTTATGATCGTCTTGGCAGACCAAGCGATCCGAATGGATATGGGTTTAAATCTGAAACAGGCGATCAGACATTTGATAGCGCCCTATCCTCCAAATTCCATGAACTTGGCTTGTCTAAAGAGCAAGGGCAGAAATTTGGCCAGTGGCTAAACGAATCAATGTCGCAAGGGCGACAAGCTGAAGCTGCGCAGCAGGCTCAAGTATTTGCGCAAGATCAAGCGATGTTACAGCAGGAATGGGGCGCTGCATACACTCAGAACGTTGCCGCGGCGCAAGTAGCCGCGCGCGCTTTGGGAATGGACAGCGAGACGATTGATAAAATTGCTGGCGCCATTGGACATAAAGCAACAATGAATATGCTTTCCAGAATAGGCGCTGGATATGAAGAGGATGGATTTGTTACGGGTGACGCTCCATCAGGCTTTGGCAATGCAATGACCCCTGCGCAAGCCAAATCTGAAATTCAATCATTGATGGGCGATAGCGATTTTATGAAAGCCTACCTTGGCGGGAATACGGATGCCCGTAACAAGATGCAGCGCCTTCATCAGTTCGCTTATCCAGAGTAACAACCTATGAATGAAGTCGAAGCAAAAGTTCGATGTCTCGAACTCGCCTCACAATGTAACAAGGCGACAGGAGATCATTCTGCGGAAGGCGTTGTGAAAGTCGCAACAGTGTTGTATGCTTTCATATCACCTCCGCCTTTTGAACCTGTTCAAGAGGAAGTAACGGACAAGCCAAAGCGAGGAAGACCAACTTCGAAAGGGTTGGACATTCTAAGCTAAAGCCCCGTGAAAGGTGGTAACAAGGCCCCTCCTATGAGGACAAGCCGAGGCGTGTCGCGGCTTACTGCGGCGTTCTTCGAAACTGTCTCATAGGAGAGAGTCATGTCAGTTCAAGTCAATACTGCTTTTGTTCAGCAGTATTCTACAAACATAATGATGCTGCTTCAGCAGCAGGGTTCGCGTCTTCGTAACGCTGTTCAGAACTACTCGTTCCAGGGCAAAGCGGCTTCGATGGCGGAGCAATTCGGTTCTGTTACACCTGTTCGTAACCAGAGCCGTCACAGCGACACTCCACTCATTTCAACCCCCCAAGATAAGCGTTGGATCTATCCTAACGATTACGATTGGGCTGATTTGATCGACAATCAGGATCGTCTGCGCATGCTGATTGATCCATCGGGTCCTTACACTCAGGCGGGTGTTATGGCCATGGGTCGCGCTATCGACGACGAAATCCTTTCGGGTTTCTTCAACGCAAACAACACGGGTGAAAACGGCACCGTTTCCACTTCTTCGTTGTATGCTTATAACAGCAACTCACAGTCTGTTGCCGCCACGACTGGCGCTTCATCAGCTACGGGCCTTAACGTCGCTAAACTCCGCGCCGCTAAGAAAATCCTGTTGCAGGCTGAAGTCGATGTGGACAATGACGAACTTTATATGGTCATTTCCGCGAAGCAGCATGACGATTTGCTAAATGAAGCACAAGCTATCAACCTCGATTACAACACACGTCCTGTGTTGGTTGATGGTAAAATTTCCAGCTTCATGGGCTTCAACTTCATCCACAGCGAACGCATCCCTGGCGCTGCCAACTGGAACTCGTCAATTAATACGGCAATTACGTCTTCGGACGCTGATGGTTCGTATGTTGCGGGATCGCGTTGGATGGTTCCGTTTTGGGCGAAGAGCGGCATGGCTCTTGGTCTTTGGAACGACATCCAGGCGAGCGTTGATCGCCGCGCTGACAAGCGTAATTCTTGGCAGGTTTACGTTACCGGCACGTTCGGTGGCGCGCGCCTCGAAGAAAAACGCTGCGGCCTGATTAACTGCAAATAAGGGATAGCGAAACCATGGCTCAGTATCTTTCTAACGAACTAGCTGGCACTACGACTGGCTTAACAACGGCTGCTGCGGCTGGCTACAAGCCTGCTGCAACGGTTTACTCAGGTCGTCTAAAACGTTTTCGCGCTACGGTAACGTATGCCGGTCAGACCACAAGCGACACGATTGTTCTCGCTAACATTCCAGCGGGCTTCACGTTTGCTTACGGTGTTTTGACTGCTGACACGTCATCTGGTTCGACAACGTTAGCGATTGGTATCACTGGCACCACGGCAAAGTATAAGGCTGCTGCTGCTTTCACCTCAACCGACACACCGACAATCTTCGGTAAAGCGGCTGTGGTTGGCGCTGCATCTGAACTTTCTGCAACTGAAACGATCATCTTAACCTTGGCTGCTGCTACGGCTCCTTCGAGCGGCACCTTGATTGTTGATCTGTATTTCAGCGGTCCAAATTGATCCGTTTAGGGGCTGATTAACTTCAGCCCCTACTCCCACTTAAAGGAGACAGCCCCATGGCGGCTTATTATTTCGGAATCAACAACGGCGACAACGAATACGCCGCTGCTAGTGGTTCCTCCACGACAAGCAAAGACGTTGAAATCGTAATTGCTGACGTGACCAAAATCCCAAGCGTTGAAGAACTTTTGCTTGCGATTGAAAAGCTAGAGAACTTCGTAATTCGATCCAATAAGGCTTGGTAAGAGGGGGTCATAATGCCAATCAGGCGCGCAGATGACACTCTTTACACTCTTCTTTCTAACGCTAATGCTACGGGCAGCGCTGTTGGAATTAAGGGCGGCGAGTATCACTTTATGGTTGAAGGAACGGTAGGTTCTTCAACTGTCAGCTTACAAATACAGACGCCAAACGGATCTTGGACAGACGTTCAAGTTTTTACCGGCTCTGTTGTTAAATTTACAACACTACCCGCAAACCAATCAGGTATTAGTTTGCCTGCCGGTAATGTTCGTTGCGCCTGCACAGGCGGAACGCCTAGCGCGATTTATGCTTATCTGGTGGGTCTTGGTTAATGCCGCAAACACAGGTCGATATATGTAATAGCGCGCTTCAGCGTGTCGGCGCTGCGCCAATCCTTCGGATTGACGATAACAGCCCCGAAGCGCGAGCGTGTTCTATTGCTTATGATAGCAACAGACGTGATGAGTTACGGAAATATCGCTGGAACTTTGCTATCACGCGCGCCGTTTTAGCGCCAGATTCGACCGCCCCCGCGTTTGACTATGATTATCAATTTACCCTTCCAACAAACTGTGTTCGGGTTTTGCGACCAAATACAGCCAATTTAGATTGGGTGATTGAAGGTCGCAAGATTCTGACGAACGATAGTGACGTTTTAAACTTGCGATATATACAGGACGTTGAAGATGTTACCCAGTTTGACCCTTCTTTTTATAACGTGGTTGCTGCTGCGCTGGCTATAGATATTGTCGAGCGCTTAACACAGTCGAATACAAAGAAAAAACAATTAGAGGATGAATATAACGACGCAATCACGCAGGCGAAACGGGTTAACGCCTTCGAGGCGGGACCAGAGGTTGCGCCTGATGATGATTGGTGGCTTGCGAGGTTGTAAATGCCTCGCGCCTCATGGACACAAAATAACTTTAACGCAGGAGAATGGTCCCCTCTAACCTACGGTCGAGCGGACCTTCAGAAATATAAAAACTCTCTGGCGTTATGTAAGAATTATATTCCTACCGCGCAGGGCGGACTTACGCGCCGTCCAGGCACTAAATATGTTGCGCAAGTTAAATCCAGTTCCGCAAAAGTAAGATTACAGGCTTTCGAATTTTCGATTACGCAAGCCTATGTCCTTGAATTTGGCAACCAATATGTTCGTTTTTATACAAATGGCGGTCAGCTTTTAAGTGGCGGCTCGCCGTATGAAGTGTCAACTCCTTATACTACAGCCGATTTAGATGGACTGTCGTTTGTTCAGTCTGCCGACGTTTTATATATTGCTCACCCAAGTTACGCCCCCAGGACTTTAAGTCGTTTGGGCGCAACAAGCTGGTCGCTTGCTACAATTACGTTTCAAGACGGTCCATATCTACTATTAAATACGGCTGCAACAACCTTAACCTCAAGCGCTACAACTGGTAGCGCTACAGTTACGGCGTCGGCTGTTACTGGCATAAACAATGACACAGGTTTTCAGACTACTGATGTCGGGCGTGTCATTAGATTAAAAGTTGGAACGAATTGGGCTTGGGGAACCATAACTGCTCGCGCAAGCACAACGTCGATTACGGTAAACTGGTCAACAACGGTTGGCGGAACGACAGCTTCAAATCTCTGGCGTTTAGGTGTTTGGAACTCAGCAAATGGCTATCCTGCGGCAATTTGCTTTCATCAAGATCGCTTATGGTTAGGCGGTCCCGCGCAATATCCTAACCGCGTGGACGCTTCTGTTTCTGGCGATTACACTAATTTTGCACCAACGGATGCCACGGGAACAGTCGCAGATAGTAACGCGCTTTCGTTTAACTTAGCGTCTGCCAAGATGAACACGATTAACTGGATGGTGTCCGACGAATGGGGACTATTAGTCGGGACAGCATCAAACGAATGGGTTGTCGCGGCTAACACCATTCAGGTTGCTTTGACGCCTACAAACATCAACGCCAAGCAAGTAACCAGCTACGGAAGCAATACTGTTAAGCCTATTCGTATGGGTAAATCTACTTTGTTCTTACAAAGAACGGGTAGAAAGCTCCGCGAAATGTCTTATCAATTCGTGGTCAATACTTTCCAAGCGCCTGACATTTCTATGTTGTCCGAACATTTGACTGCAAGCGGCATATATCAGCTTGCGGCACAGCTTGCCCCTCAACCCGTTCTATGGATGGTGCGAAATGACGGCACTCTTGTTAGTATGTCTTATGATAAGGACCAGGAAATTTCTGGTTGGGCGCAACATGATTTGGGCGGCTATTCCGACGCCGCGCAAAAATTAACGGCTGTTGTTGAAAGCGTAGCCGTTATTCCCTCTCAAGATGTTACGCGGGACGATCTTTGGATTTCTGTCAAACGTTACATCAATGGCTCAGTATTTCGCTCTGTTGAACTTATGCAGAAATATTGGGAAAACGGCGATCAACAAGTAGATGCTTTTTATGTTGATTGCGGCGCAACATACGATGGAACCGCCACTTCAACGGTTTCCGGCCTTACATGGCTTAAAGGACAGACAGTTAGCGTTCTAGCGGATGGCGCGGTTCATCCTGATTGCGTCGTTAATAGTTCCGGCGTGATCACGCTAGATAGATCCGTTACTCATGCAAATGTGGGCTTAAAATACACAAGCGAAGCGCAGACGATGCGTATTGAGGCAGGCGGCGGCGACGGATCTGCACAAGGCAAACTAAAACGCATTCATCGCGCCGTTTTTAGAATGTTCCAGACTGTTGGCATGACCGTCAAGGCTGGCGACAGAGACGGCTATCCAGAACCATTCCGTTCAAGCGCTGATCTTATGAACAATCCTGTCGCGCTTTATACAGGTGACAGACGTTGGGCTTGGGACGGCACATATGATTTGGAAGGACAGGTTTATTTTGCTCAAACCGATCCTTTGCCAAGTAATATTTTGATGGTGGTTGCTCAACTTGATACGCAGGATGGCGGCTAATGGACCCGATTTCGATTAGCGCCCTTATCGCCGGAATCGGCGGAATGTTTGGAGGTGGCGCTGCCGCGGGTGGCGCGGCGGCTGCTGGCGGCGCGTTTAGCGGAGGAATGTTTTCCTCTCTTGCCACCATGGGAAGTGTTGCTGGCGCAGTAGGTTCTACAAGTTCAATTCTTCAGATGGGAGCAACTGCTGCATCGCTTGCTTCTCAAATGGGCGGCATTTTTCAAACTCAAGCGTCCAAAAATACGATTAATAGCGCCGCATCTTGGGAAAAAGCCGGTATCATTCAGCAAAACGAAGCTATTGCCAAGGCTTCAGAATATAATGCGACGATTGCGTTGCGAAATGCTGAGATTGCGCGTTTCCAAGGTGAAATCGCCGCAGAAGATCAAGCCAAACTTGCTTATAAAACCTTGGGCGCAGCGCGCGCGGGATATGCGGCTTCGGGCATTGCGTCAAATAGCGGCTCTGCGGTCGATGTCCTTGCTGAGAGCGCTGCCAATATTGCGCGTGATCGTAACATGATCAAATTTAGCACTGATCTTAAGATTCAAAACTTTAAAGATCAGGCAGCGCTAGACAATATGAGCGCTCAAAACGCTAGAACGTCGTCTCTGTTCGGCATTTCTGCTGCGAATAATCGTCAGACTGCGGCGCTGATGAACGCAGACTCAAGAACGCTTGAACAAGTTGGAACGACTGCGACAACGATAGCTAATTCTATTCCGATCTATCAATCCGCTTATAACAATTTGGTGTCGTAATGCCCATTCGTGAATATTCTCCACAAGTAGGGCCTAGCGGACAGCTAACCTCTCGCGCTGATGCTGGCGATTTTGGCGCAGGTATTGGCGCGGCAATGAAAGACGTTGCCAGATCAGAGTTTGAACAAGCCGACGCTCAACAGACCCGTGGCCGCGCCATGACGCAGTTCGGGCTAAACATGGCTTCAGTCGCAAACGCGATTTATAAAACTGAAGAACAAGACGACATTACATCAGTTCATACAACCATGGCCGAAGCGCGCGCCCGCGGGTATGAGCGCGTTAAGCAGATGGCTAATGAGACGCAGCCAGGGGATCAAACCTTTGTGCAGCGCGTTGGCGATTCATTTGCTGAAGAATTTAAAAATCTTAGTAGCAACGTTAAAACACAAGCTGGTCAAAAGCTCTTTGCCTCTGAAGCGTCAAATATGCGCTCTCAGTTTATGGCTGAAGCGGTTGGCATTCAATCTAGCCTAGACGGCAAGTTTGCTACTAATCAGTATGATACACTTAAAAACAGTTACGGCACGATTGTTTCACAAGACAACACACGACTTGATGAATCTCTTGAGAAAATTAATCAGGCGATTGACGATAAAGGGTCGATCTTTTCTCGCGTTGATCAAAGCGTTAGAGACAAGCTGAAGGCGCAAGCGGCTGAAGATATGACAGTCTTCGCCGCCAGAGGCTTTGTGCGCCGTCATCCTGGGGTAGCTACCGAAAGTCTGCCGGAAAACCTACGAAATAGTCTGCGCAATCAGACTGTAAATCCCCCTACCCCTGGCCTTCCGCCAAATTTGGGCGCAGAAACAGTAAAGCCATACAATCAATCTCAGATGACTTACATCTCAAACAAGATTGATGCTCCTTCAATTTATGATGATCGTTTTAAGGCCGCGGCTAATCGTTACGGCTTGGACTGGCGCGAATTAAAAATGCGCTCTGTTGCTGAGTCTGGATTGAACCCGTCAGCAGAGAGTAGCCAAGGCGCTGGCGGCATTATGCAATTCACAGAGGAAAAAGCTGCCGAATTAGGGATCAACAGAAACGATCCAACTGACTCGATCTTTGGCGCTGCGCGTTTGCTGGCTAAATATAAAGCCGCTGCGGGCGGCGACATGGCCAAAGTGGACATGATGTATTACGGCGGCGAGAGCGGCAAAGGATGGGGGCCAAACACCAAGCAGTATGCAGCAAATCTTGCGGCTGTTCGCCAAATATCAGGTTTGGGCGGAACGCAGACGCCAGAAAGTTTTGCTAATACTGGCCCCGGCACAGCAGGCGGCGATGAGGCTTGGAAAAAGGTTAAGACTGGTATTGAAGTTTTGGATCGACTTCCGCCAGATAAATTGTTTTCTGTTTTACAGGAAGCCGACCATTATGAAACAGCTTTTAGGGCTGAACAGGATCGCGCTCGCGTTCAACAAAACCGTGAAAAATCCGAAATGCAAGACGCTCGCGCAAATGGCGTAATGGAGCGAATTGTTAACCCCAACGACAAAAACGGCGGGGTTATATCTGAATCTCAGATCATGGAAATACCTGACCTAAGTTGGGAAAAGCGTCATAGTCTAATTCAATTCAAATCTGCTTATGAAAAAGAGCAAAGCCGGGAAATCAAATCTCATCCTGCGGCTTTTAATGCATTTATTGACCGCATTTATGCGCCCGAAAATGATCCAAACAAGATTTATGGCACTGAAGACATTATTAAGGCGTTCAACAATCGTGAAATCTCATATCCGGAGTTTCGTCAGCTTCAAAACGAAATAACTGAATTGAAATCTGGTAGCACAAACGGTTTTCGCAAGGATTACAATTCTGCCCTAGAAACCGTGAACATGATGTTTAGCCGCAGCATACAAGGTCAGATTGACCCCGCTTCCTCTGCTTCGGCTGCTTATCAGTTTCGCCAATATGCAGAGCGTGAAATTTCCAAAGCGCGCCAAGACAAACGTGATCCATATGAATTGCTGAATCCAAAATCGCCTGACTTCCTGATGTCACCTGACAAGTTGCGCCAATTCATGCCGAATATGCAGCAGACCTCACAAAACGCTGCCACAATGAAAGTTCAGCAAGTGGCTCAGAACGAAAGCCGAGCGGCTGAAGGCGGGAAGAAGATTGGCAATTCATACCCATTTAGCGACGGCAAAAGCCGCATCTATTTGGGCGGTCCGCTTAACTCTCCAACTAGCTGGCAAGATATTGACCCAACGAGTGACAAATGACGGAAGTTCTTGACGCCGACATTTTTAATACTCAGCCTGCTACTGACAGAGCGTTGGACGCAAGCATTTTTGCTGCGCCTGCCACACCTGTTGCGCCTACCGGCCCGAAAACAGCAAGCGGCCCTGTTGAAGCATTTGAAGCCGGTTATGAAAATTCAGTCTTGGGCTTGGCCGGACGCGGAAAACTCCCTGATGTTCAACTAAAGCCCGAACATGAGGCTTGGTATAACAAACTTGCCGCAGGCGTCGGCCAATTAGCTGGCGATTTTCCGGCCATGGTGGCTGGCGGTATCGCTGGCGGCATAGCTGGTTCAGAAGTCCCTATTATCGGCAACGTCGTTGGCGCAGGCGCAGGAGCGTTTGCCGTTCCAACAGCTATTCGTGAATCTTTAATCAGCGCCTATCAAAATGGCTCTATTAAAAACACAGCCGACTTTCTTACTCGCGCTGCGATCATTATTCCTAAAGTTGCAGAAGACGCCGTTGTTGGCGGCTTAACTGCTGGCGTTGGCGGCTATGCTTTAAAAGGCGCTGAAGCTGCTGGTTTGGGCTGGAAAGGAACCGCAGCCGTTACGGGGGGCGCGGAAGCTGCAACTTTAACCGTTGCCCCTGCTGCACTTGAAGGTCGATTGCCAGAATGGGACGACTTCGCTAATGCGGCGATCATGGTTGGCGGCTTGAAAGCTGTTAATGCAGTAAGTCGCCGCGTTTCTAATGTTTTTGCGAAAACGGGCGTTGATCCGGCACAGGTAACTTTGGACGCGCGCCTTGATCCTCAGATTATGGATGATTTGGGTGTTCCTCCCCGTATTACGCCTGCTATTGATCAATGGAAAACAACTGCCGCCACGCCTTTAAAAGCTGATGGGATAACCAACAGCGGCGAATTAGTTGGACGTTTGAAAGAAACGCTTGGCGAAGATCATTTCGCTACCAAGATTCTTGAAAAGCTAGAGCCTAACCTTAAAGGCTATAAGATTGAGGTTTTGCCAGATAGCGAATGGGCTTTTAGAGGCTACTCTGACAAGCGTATGGCGCAAGCCAATCCTAAGACCAATAGTCTGCAATTTCGTGAAGGCGTTAAATTAGAATCCGCTTTTCACGAAGTCATCCATGAAGCAACTCAAACTGAGTTGAAGAGTAACCCACAATTTACTAGCGAAATAACCGGGATCATGTCTCATGTCCGCGAAAGCATTGCGAGCGGCATTGATGGCGTTTCACGGGAGGATTTGCAGCGAGTTAAAAAGGCGTTGCAAAACCCGGCTGAATTTGTCGCTTATGGCATGAGTTCGCCCGAAACAATTAACGTTTTGCGCGGCATACGGGGTGTCGGCCAATCCCCGACCATGTTCACCACATTCGTTCAATCTGTCGCCAAGGCTTTTGGCTTTGGAGAAAAAGATTACACGGCAATGCACGATCTTATTCGCTCAGTCGAAAAAGGCGTCGAAAAGCCGGAAGTCAATGGCTCTGTAGAACTTGCGCCAGAAGCCGCAAAAGCCACTGGTTCTGTTGAAGCTGCACCAAACGTTCCGCCAGAGATTCCGCGCGCTTATCAAAAAATGGCGTTGGACGCTAATACTAAAGAAACCGTTTCATTCAGTCAAAAAGCTGAACTGATGAACGTGAATAATCCGTTTACGCCCTACGACAAGGTTCCAGGCGAACCCTCCCGTGGCATAAATATGAACTTTGATCGTCTTAATACGACAGACGAAATCAAGGACGTGATAGCCAAAACCTCGCAAGTCTATGAAGAAGAAATTAATGCGCAACGCCGTGGTAAAGTTTCTTGGGAAGAGACTGAGCTAGAAGCCGCGGTAAAACTGAAAGAATATCTTGGCGCAGATCCCGCTCCTGTTCGTCAACCCGGAACGCCAGCAGGCGCAGCAGAACTGCTTGCTCGCAAAGTTATGGTAGAGAAAGCGGCTGAAGATAATCGGTTACGCGCAGAAGAATATTCTAAACTAGAAAACCCTACGCTTGAACAAACTGCCGACTTTCTGGCTTCATTCGACAGATTAGCCGCCATTCAAGCACAGTTTTTGGGCGCTCGCGCTGAAGTCGGTCGCGCATTAAACATTTTGAAGAACACGGGTGATGCGCTCAAAAAGACCGAAGCTGTTAAAGACTTGATGGATCGTTACGGGAATGATCCTAAAGCCTTGGCAGAAATGATCCTTGGCTTAGACAATATTGAACAAGCCGCTAAATTTGCCCGCGAAGGGAAAGATGCGACGACTTGGGAAAAGACAGTAGAAGCCTATCGAGCATCGTTAGTCTCAGGTCCAATCTCTCAAATCGCAAACATATTAGGTAACGTTGTTTATATGCCACTTATTCCCATGGTTGACGCAATAGCCGTCATCCCTGGAAAGATGCGCGGCGGGCAAGATCGTGTTGTTGCGGCTGAACCTCTTGCTCGTGCCACGGGCAATATCATGGGTGCCATGGACGGTCTTCGTATGGCCGGAACAATTCTTAAAACTGGCGCTCGCCCTGGCGAAAAAGTTGAAGCGGTTAAAAACGCCAATCAAGGAAGATTAGGTGAAATAATTCGCCTACCATTCCGCGGATTGTCTGCCGGTGACGCGCTGACCAGAGCCATGGTTGAGCGTGGCGAGGCTTATGCTTTGGCCACACGTCAAGCGGTAAAAGAAAATCTCAACCCATCAACCAGAGAATTTAAGGAACGTGTCGTTCAATTAGCGACAAATCCAACGGCAGAAATGAAAGCGCAGATTGATGTCGCTTCAGATCGTTTTACGTTTAACAAGGAACTTGGTCCTAAAGGGCGCGCAGTTCAAAACGCTGTTAGAGCGTTAAAAGCTGAATGGGCGCTTCCGTTTGTTAAGACCCCGCTTAACGTCATGGAAGAAATGCTGCGCTATACGCCGGTTTCTATGACTGTTCCCGAATGGCGTAAAGCTATATCTGAAGGCGGCATATCGCGCGATAAAGCTGCGGCAGAGTTTGTTGTCGGCGCTGGAATTGGTGCTTTAGTTTGGGCTGGCGCAGCAAACGGCTTTATTACAGGCGGCGGCGATCCTGATCCGCGTAAGCGCGCCACACAAATGGCTACCGGCTGGCAACCATATAGTATCAAATACAACGATAAATACTATAGCTATCAGCGTCTTGCGCCTGTCGGCACATTGATGGGTATGTATGCCGATATGCAAAACATTTGGGAACAATCGTCCACACAGGAACGCGACGTTCTAGCCAAAATGGGCGCTGTTGCTTTTGCTAACGCTATTACTAACCAAACGTTTTTGGCGGGCATGACCCAAGTATTGAACGCAATTAATGACCCTACTAGCCGCGGCATGAAATTTATTCAGAATTTTGTAGCCAGCGCTGCGGTTCCGACATTAGTTAGTCAGGTCAATCAAATGACCGACCCGTATCAGCGGGAAGTAAACGGCATTATTGATGCGATTAAAGCTCGCACCCCTGGCATGTCTGAGACGCTTACGCCAAAGCGCGATGCCTTTGGCGAAGAGATAGCCACTAAAGAACGCCCGCTTGGCTTGTTACCCATAACCGTAACAACACAGTCAACGGACAAAGTGCGCAATGAGGCTTCTAGGCTTGGACTTGGCTTTGCCAAGGCTCCTGACAGCATTCAAATACCGTCCAAAGGCGACAAGAAACTTGGCCGTATTGATTTGACGGCAGAGCAAAAGGATCAATTTGGCAAGATTGCAGGCGAAATGGCTTACAAGCAGTTGGAGCCAATAGTTAATTCGCCTCAGTGGAACACTATGCCGGATATGATTCAAAAAGAGTATTACACAAGGATTATGGACTTAGCCCGAAAGGCAGCAGCGGCGACAGTTGTTACACCCGCTCAGAGACAAGAAAAGGCATCCGTCGTTCAAAGTGAATTGAATAAGCGGATGCAACCGAAATGACTATATTTTTCGTCCAAATGTTGCGATAATGCTATCGTGTTGGGGATACTATGACAGTTCAATCGACCACATCGCGCGCTGACTATAATGGAAACGGGTCAACGACTTCGTTCACGATCCCGTTTTATTTTTTGGACAACACGCATGTCACGGTGATTCGGACAACCATTGCCACGGGCGATGCGACAACCTTAGTCCTTGGCACTGATTACACTCTGACTGGCGCAGGCGTAACAAGTGGCGGAACTGCAACAACTACTGTCGCTCCCACCTCTGCACAGAAACTATCTATCCTTCGCAGCATCCCATTAACTCAGCTTACCCATTACGTTGAAAACGATCCCTTCCCCGCCGCTTCGCACGAAAAGGCGCTGGATCAGTTAACGATGGAAAACCAGCAGATTAACGAAGCCGTTGGTCGTTCTATCAAATTGTCATCTACAAATACGATGACTTCGACTGAGTTTACGGTAACGGCAACAGACCGCGCTAACAAAGTGTTGGGTTTTGATGCGACTGGCGAATTGTCTGTTACTCAAGAACTTGGCACATATCGCGGAAACTGGTCATCTGGCGTTGTTTATAAAGTCCGCGATCTAATCAAGGACACATCGAACAATAATATTTATATTTGCGTCACTGGTCACACATCATCTGGATCACAGCCAATAAGCACCAATACGGATGCTGCTAAATGGTCATTGATCGTTGATGCTGCATCAGCTTCGTCATCAGCTACAGCAGCCGCCTCAAGCGCTACAGCGGCAGCAACGTCAGCTTCAGCAGCATCTAGTTCCGCATCAGCCGCTTCTACTAGCGCTTCAAACGCTTCGACCAGCGCAACAAACGCTGCTACTTCAGCGACTAACGCCGCTACAAGCGCCTCATCAGCCTCGACTAGCGCGACAAATGCGGCCACTAGCTATACGACATTTCACAATCAGTATTATGGATCATATTCGAGTGATCCAACAACTCGCCCTGACGGCTCATCAAGAACCACAGGCGATTTATATTGGAATAGCACTACAAGTGCGATGAAAGCATGGAGCGGTAGCGCATGGACTACCGCTTATAATACAGGTGGCGGATCAGCCTTAATCGCCACTAATAACCTTTCTGATCTTACGAATACAACTACAGCTAGAACGAATCTTGGTCTTGGTGGGCTTGCTACTGTTACGCCTGGAACAGGCGTTACAACTGCTTTGGGTAATGCTGTCAATGCTTCAGGTGGTTTTATAACCTACAGCACCTATGCGCCTGCCTCTGGCAAAACACTTACTGTAAGCAATTCACTTACACTCGCTGGCGTAGATGGTAAGTCAGCTACTTTTAACAACTCTTTGACATTTGCTGGCACTGACAGCACGACGATGACGTTTCCCAGTGCGTCTGCAAGTATTGGTTATTTAAATATTCCGCAAGTTGGCGGTGCCGCTAAAACATCAAGCTATAATACGCAAACATTAGCTGATAGCGGCCAATTAGCCGTTATGAACGGCGCGTCATTAACTTATACAATTCCTGCAAATAGCTCTGTTGCTTATCCAGTTGGAACTGTTTTGACGATTGCGAATATTTACGCTGGCAATCTTACTATCGCTATCACGACAGATACGATGACACTTGCTGGCGGCACATCGACCGGCAATAGAACACTTGCACAAAACGGAGTTGCTACGGCTGTAAAAGTTACATCGACTAGCTGGATTATTAGCGGTGCAGGTTTAACCTAATGGCTGGAATTTTAAATATGCTGCTAGCTTCATCTAGCAGCGCAGCACTTACAGCTAATTACCTTGTTGTCGCCGGTGGCGGTGGTGGTGGCGGTATGGGTGGCGGCGGCGCTGGCGGTTATAAACAATTATTAACGCAAACTTTATCTCCATCTACTAATTACACAGTTACTGTCGGTGGAGGCGGAGCTAGCGGAACTGGCAGTACTCAAGGCGGCGCGGGGGTAAATTCAGTCTTTTCAAGCACCACATCGACTGGCGGTGGCGGTGGTGGTGCGTTCAGCAATACAAATGCAGCTGGTCTTAATGGTGGTTCTGGCGGTGGTGGTGGAACTGATAGTAGTAGCCCATATACAGGGCGTTCTGGTGGCACTGGGACTTCTGGTCAAGGGAATAATGGCGGTAATGGTGTAACGGGTGGCACTGCTGGCGGCGGCGGCGGTGGCTCTGGGGCTGCTGGGTCTAATGGTTCGGGCGGCACAGGGGGTGCCGGCGGCGTGGGATCTACGTCTACCATAACAAGTTTAGCTTATTCTGGCGGCGGCGGCGGTGGCGGTGGCGCAGGAGCCTCTGGTGGTTCTGGCGTCGGTGGGACAGGCGTAAGCACCAGTGGCACAGGCGGCAATGGCACCACTAATCGCGGCGGTGGCGGTGGCGGTGGCTATGCGTCTAATGGCGGCGCAGGCGGATCCGGCATTGTTATAATACAAGTCCCCAACACATATGTTGCAACCTTTTCTGGCGGCGTGACATCATCAGTAAGCACAGCAACGTCTGGCTATAACGTCTATTCAGTCACAGCTACGTCCACAACAAGCGAAACAGTTTCGTTTGCTTCTGGTATCATTGCGGATTATTTAGTTGTCGCTGGTGGCGGCGGTGGGGGTGGAACAGAAGAAACGGTTGCTGGCGGTGGCGGTGGCGCGGGTGGTTACAGAAATTTTACGTCTAAGTCGCTAGCTCTTTCAACAAATTATACTGTAACGGTCGGAGCTGGCGGAGCTGGCGGCGCTGGCAGAACCAGAGGCACCGTTGGAGCTAACTCAACATTTAACACTGACGTCTCAAATGGCGGTGGTGGTGGCGGTGGATTTTATCCCGGTCAAGGCGGCGGCGATGGCGGTTCTGGTGGCGGTAGCTCTGGTTTGAGCTATGGCGCTGGTAATGCGTCACCTGCCACAACTCCTGCCCAAGGAACAAACGGCGGCGCAAATACATTTTCAAATACTGGCCTTCAAGGTGGCGGTGGTGGCGGTGGCGCAACGTCTTCTCCAGGCACATTCAATTCCGAAACAGGTCAGAATGGCGGCACCGGAACTGCCAACTCAATATCTGGTTCGTCTATCACTTATTCTAGCGGCGGCGGCGGTGGCGGCGGTCGCGGCAGCGGCGGTAGTAATTCGGGCGGCACAGCAGGTTCCGGCGGCGGTGCGGGCGGTGCTTCTTCGAGCACAGGCGCTAACGGTTCTCCTGGCTCTGCCAATCAAGGTGGCGGCGGTGGTGGTGCGGGTGCGTCAGGGCCTGCCCCATACACACAAAGAACAGGCGGCACAGGCGGCTCCGGTATCGTCATTCTTAAATTACCCGACACAATCGGCGCTTCATTCTCAAGCGGCGTAACTGCATCGTTAAGCACATCAACCGGCTACAATATTTATTCTGTAACAGCGACAAGCACGACTAGCGAAACTGTTACGTTTAAATCTGGTGGAACCGTAACAGCTGACTTTTTAGTAATTGCTGGCGGTGGCGGTGGTGGTGGCGGTTACGCTGGTGGCGGCGGCGCTGGCGGTTATCGTACATCTGCGGGAACTAGCGGCGGCGGCGCATCTGCCGAAACTGCGTTAAGTTTAGTATTGGGAACTTCATATACCGTTACTGTCGGCGGCGGCGGTAATG